CCAGGCGTGGGGGTTCAAGTCCCCCTCCGGACACTTCTCCTCACAAATCCCCCGCTTCGGCGGGGGACTTTTTTTGTTGAAGTGTAAATTACTTTGTTACTGGTAGGCAGTTTGCAAGTTGACCCGGTGCGCTTGGTACACTGTGTGTGAGGTGATAAACATGGGTAGACCACGGTACATCCCATCGGACAATGAACTTCGGCGTTTACTAGACCAAGGCTACAGCCACGCCGACATTGTTCAGTACGTGTTTGACACCACGGGGGAACGTGTCTCACGGACTTCGGTGAGTGCAGCCATTAGCAGGGCGGGATTAAGCAAACCGCAAAGCAGGTTCACTGAGACAATCCCGTGGCGGGTGAAGGTCGAACACATCCGTGACTACCCCGCCCGCATGCTGCGCCTACTAGGGCGCAGGCGAGAAGGCCAGCCGCTCAATGAAGAAGAAACCCAACGGCTAGATTCCTGGCTGGAACAACTCGCCAACGACAACGCCGTGGTGGGCTATGACCCCGAGGTGGGCTTTGGCTACATCGACCGCTGCGATGATGACCCGCCTGATATTCCGATCCATCCCAGGCCTATTCAGTTCCGCTAGCCTGCTAGCACAAAAGCCGCCCCCCGAGGGCGGCTTTTGTTTGCTTGCTTGCTTGTGCTTACTAACTGGCGCTTCGCTCGCTCGCCGGTGTGCTCGCTCGCTCAGCAATGCTAAAGCCCAGCCAGCAGGCAGGCAAGGCCTGAACGGCTACTGAAAAAAAACGGCAATTTCAGCGGTGTTTCACTTGCGGCCATTACAAGGTTGCCCTAGATTTGTGCTTGTACTGCAAACGGGGAGGAAAATCAATGAACCAACCAGTCATTGACCGTCCAGATTCACGCACCTTGCGGATCATCTGCCCACCAGGGACAGCGGCCAGCGACACCGTCGACAAGGCCTTGGCCTCCATCACGGCGGAGACATTCACCTTCGACTATCACATCCGGCCCGATGGCACGGAGGTCTTCACTGTGGAGGAATGCGATGACTGAACTAGCCAGCCTGGCTGATCTGACCGGACGCGAACACCTGTCGTTCTCGTCGCTGTCCACGTATTCGGATTGCTCCGAACGCTTCTACCTAGAGCGCGTGGCCAGCGTGCCCCAGCAACAAGGCTGGTGGCTGCCTGCCGGTACCGCGTTGCACACCGCCACCGAATGGCTAGACGAGGGCACCTACCTCAGTGCCGAGTTGGCCTGGAATGAGGCTTGGCGCCAGACCCTGGCCCGGCTGGAGGAATACCCCACCAAGGCCGGTGGCCGCGCCACCAAAGAGTTCCCCAACAAAGAAGACAAGTCCTATTGGGATGCCAAAGGCGCAGAAATGGTGGACAAGTACCTCACCTGGCGGGATATCACTACCACTGCAGGGTGGTCGTGGCTGGAGATAGACGGCAAGCCCGCCATTGAGGTGCCGGTAGAGGCCCGCCTGGAGGGCACACTGGTCAAGGGCTACATCGACCGGGTCATGGTCAGCCCTGAGGGTGAAGTCGTGGTGATGGATTTAAAGTCCTCCCAGCGTGAGCCCCAGTCGCTGCAGTTGGATGTGTACCGCTACTTACTGCAAGAAAACTACGGCATCACCGCCACCCACGGCATGTATTACATGTTCCGCAAAGGCACCACCACAGAGCGCAAAGAACTAGGCGTTTCCAACCAATGGTTGGCGCACTACTTCGGCACTGCGGCACGTGGCATACAAGCAGGAATCTTCCTGCCCAATGTCGGCATGCTGTGCGGCACCTGCGGCGTTCGGGAGTACTGCTCCGTCTTCGGCACCCCTCCAGCCATTCACAGTTTGCAAGATGACACTTTAGAAATCAACTGACACTCACACAAAAGTTAGGAGAAACAATGTCGGCACCCGACAGCACCGTTGTCCAGTTCAACCTCAAGGTGGGCAACGATCTCATCAACCTGTACGCCACTTCCGTGGCCGAGGGCGAGCAGTTGCTTGACCTCGTCTTGGCCTCCGGTATCCCGCAGAAGTATCACGACACCGTGGCACACCTGTCGGCGGTCAACGCCGTGGCCTCTACCCCTGCACCTACTCCAGCACCTGCCCCCGCTCCTGCTCCGGTGGCGGCGAGTGCACCCGCACCAGTACCTGGCCCGGTTGCCGCCGTGGCGGCGACGGCAACAGAGGCGCCGGTACCGATGTGCGATCACGGGCTACCGGCACGGCATGTGCCTGGTGGCATTTCCAAGAAGACGAACCGCCCATACCCGGCGTTCTATGCCTGTGCGCAGCCCCGTGACGCGCAGTGCAACTTCCGTGCCAACGCTGAGTAACCCGTGACCGGTGCGGGGCCGGGGCTTTCCTCCTTTCACCCGGCCCTGCACCACTTTTAAAGGAGCAGATATGACAACAACTCACGAGCAAGTCAAGGCGTGCCCGCACTGCCAGCACGGCATGCTTGTGCCCGGCCTGAGCCACCAATTCTTGTTGCGCTGCAACAACTTTTACGAGTGCGGGCGATATGTTGCGGAGAGCCCATGAGGCGGCTGTCTCGTGCCATTCGCGGCAATGAAACCACCGCACCTGCGTTGCCCAATATGTTTCCCTCGCTGGCCGAGCGAGGCATCAGCATCAGAACTGGCGAGGTGTCCATGATCGCCGGTATGCCAGCAGCAGGTAAGTCCATGATGGCCTTGGCCTTGGCTGTGCGAGCCAAGGTGCCCACGGTGTACCTGTCAGCCGACTCACACATGCACACCCAGTCCATGCGCCTTATCTCCATGGTCACCGACACCGAACAGTCGGTGGTCGAACAGGTGATGGAGGACAAGGACTGGGCCAGTGGGATTCTTAAAGAGAACGACTACATGTGGTGGTCGTTTCACTCCAACCCGACTGCAGGGTTGATATCCGACACCGTCGATGCTCACATCGAACTGTATGGCAATCCGCCAGCCCTGTTCATCTTGGACAATCTCACCGATTGTCTCGTCGACGGAGATGAGTTCGGCGGCATGCGTGGGTTTTTAAAGGATATGAAGTTCCTTGCCCGCGAACACAACATGGCTGTCGTGGTGCTGCACCACACCAGCGAAGGCGTGCCCGTGGCACCAGGCCAATGCCCGCCACGGTTCTCCCTACAGGGCAAGGTTTCCCAGACACCAGCACTGGTGATCACTGTGACGAATGAGTCGGGCCACTTGGGTGTGTGCCCAGTGAAGAACAGGTACGGCGCATCTGCGCCCGGTGGCAACGAGGTCACGTGGTTTACCTACGACCCGGGCCGCTGCCTAGTAAGTGAAGTGCAAGGCCAGGAGTTGCTGTATGCCTAGGAGGATGCCATGAGCAGCGTGAACAAAAGGCGCGGCAGTCAGTGGGAACGCGACCTGGAAGAACACCTCAACACATCGGGTTTAAAAGCACGGCGACTTCCACGATCTGGAACAAAAGACATTGGTGACATTGCCATCGAAGGCAAGCACTACGACATTGTGGTGGAGGCTAAGAACGTACGCAGTGCCTGGGATTCGATGAAGCAGTATCTGCGTGAAGCCGACGTTGAAGCCTGCCATTACGAGTTGCGTTACCACAAGCCAACCATTGGTGTAGTGGCTACGAAGACTCGGCAGTCTGGCGCTGGTGAAGGTCGGATCGTTTTAACGGTCGATCAGTTCGTGAGTCTGCTGCGTTGGGGTGGCGTGGCATGAATGACATCTATGCCGTGCTGGAGCACTACGGCTGGGACTTGCCTGCCCCTCGGCATGGCTGGATCAATGTCAAGTGCCATGAGCATGACGACTCTCGCGCCTCGGCTGTCATCAGCCAAGACCATGACGGGGTGCGCTGCATGGCATGCGGGTTCGGTGGCAACAGCATCAAGGTAATTATGGAAAAGGAGGGAGTGAACTTTGCTCGCGCTAAGCAGGTCGCAGAAGGACTTTCTGCAGGAAGCAACATCGACGTATCACGCCAACGTAGCAATGGCGCACGACTATCTGGCCAAGCGCGGTCTATCCGCAGCGACGGCAGATATGTACCGCCTGGGCGTGGTAGCACAGACGCACGCAGCATTAGGCGATGAGGATTACGTGGGCAGGTTGGCGATTCCGTACATCACTGCATCGGGAGACATCGTGGCGTTGCGATACCGAACGATGACTGGGCAGGAGCCGAAGTATCTGTCGGCTGCTGGCACACAAACGCACCTGTTCTCGGTCACCAGTTTGCTGGCTGACAGTGACACGGTGGTCATCACCGAAGGCGAGATAGATGCCATGACACTGAATCAGATTGGCATTCCCAGTGTGGGAGTGCCAGGTGCTCGTGCTTTTAAACCACACTTCCCGCTGCTGTTTGAAGACTTTGATCGCGTGTTGATTGCATGCGACGGTGACCAGGCTGGCAGAGAGTTCGGTCGCCTGGTGTCCGATGCAATCCACGGCGCCATTGCTGTGCACATGCCAGAAGGGCAGGACGTCAACAGCGTGTTCGTGTCCAGTGGCGAGGAAGAACTGAAATCACTACTACGGATGGGACAGTGAGGGAACACTTATGGGAAGTCGCGCAGATGCTCAGGGACCAGGGGCTGGTGCTGGTCGAAGTGAACGAAGCGCAGCAGACAGTGACCGTCCGACTCCCCCGCCTGCGGGAATGACCAGCCAACAGTTGGCCGATTATCAAAAGAAGTTTACGGCGTGGAGCCGTGAGCGAATCTTGACTGACGGCTTACGACAGTACGACCAGGGTTCCCAGCAGGCTTTTGAAAGTTACACACCTATTCGACTGATCGATGAAACCCAAGAGGAACTAGCCGACATCGTGAACTACGCCACGATGCTGAGTATTCAGTTGCACCGTATGAGGGAGAAATTGGTATGAGAGTAGACGTCCCCGGGTCTAAAGTCTGGGTCATTCCTGACCTTCAAATTCCCTTGCACGACAAGCGTTTTGTCGATGCGATGGCCGCGTGCATTGAGAACAATAGCGAGGACGGTGACCGTGTCGTCACCATCGGTGACGAACTGGACTTCACCAGCATCGGCAGATGGAGTGAAGGGACACCATCTGCCTACACGAAGGCCCTTGGCAGGGAACGTGACGAGTGGGTTCAGGTTGCCACCGACCTGCGTGTCACTGATGTGATCCGCTCCAACCACACCGACCGCCTGTACACATCAATCATGCGCAAGGTGCCTGGCCTGTTGGGTGTGCCGGAGTTTGAGTTGACAAACTTCATGCGCTTGCCTGAACT